TACTCTCACATGGAACTGATAACACTTCACCTAAATCAGGATCATCTACTAGTGCTGGTGCAGATAAACGATACCTTTGTAGTTTGTCTGTGTTTCCGTTTTGTGCAATATTTACCTCAATTAGATATTTGTCAGGTGATTCTTTTTCTGTGAGTATTGGTGCAGTTCGTACAAAAATTCCATTAGTTTTAACGAATAACATTAATGTTAGACTTGGAGTTTTACCATCACCCTCTTCTCTTACAATTCTTGCAACATGATCTGGTGTTAGTAAATCACCATCAATTAATCCACCTTCTGTAATTCCAATAGGAGTAGGTTGTGTCTTGTCAATTATTCTAACAATACTATTTCCAGGATCGTAACTCATATTTGTCCACCATAACTCAAACTAATTGAAAAATCCATAATCTCTTTTGTATTACCCATATGTTTTCCATGTGTAGTTTCAATCATAAATCCCAAAGTATCATCAGGATCAATATTAAGATAAGATGGACCATTTGGATATTGTAAACCGAACACACCAAAAATATGAAATGTGTCAGCTTGTGGTAATTTTCTATAATTATGAATTTTGGTTCTAGCATCACCAGCACCAACTTCAAAGTTTCCACTAATCACAGGAATCCATGCTGCTAAACCCTCATCAGTTTGTATTATTTTTCTCCCCGATGGTTTTGGTGGTATTTTTCGTACGATATTGTTTCTCCATTCCTCTTCAAGAGAATGTATCATGTCTGCTGATGGTGTAAATAATAATTTTTGTTCATCAGGTAAATTTTCAGGATCTGCTACATCTGTTTTCTTGGTAGTAGGTGTTCGATAAAATAAAAAAGTGTTAGTTACTGTCATTGTATCACTCTAGTTATTGCCCCAACTGTTGTGCAGTAAATCTTACATGTTCATATTTTAGATTCTGAGTGTTAGAGTTTTGTGGAGCTCCCTGAACTATTGTTAAATCATCTGTGAGAAATTTATTACCGCCTCTAACTTGATTAAGTTCTTCTTCATCATTGATTGTTTTTGCCTGTACCTTTTCTTTTAGAAATATTGACAACACTCCACCTCGCTCAAATTGTTTTTGCATTCCTATAATTAATGGAAGAGCAATTGCTGATACAATCATACCAATTGGACCAAATCGTGAAGCTATCTGTGCACCATCAATTAAACCAAATCCAGTAGTAGTGAGAATACTTTTTGCCTCTCCAACATTTTGTCCAAAATTAGACTGTATCTCTTCCATATTTTTGTTAGTCTTTTTTTCTTTGCGTTCTAATTCTTTAATTTTTTTCTGCATGTCTCTAAATGCACTAGATGTATTTTGTCCCTTTACAGCACCTATTCTTGTTTGCCTTTTTGCATCAGCTCCTGGAACTAATCCTTGTTGTCCTGCTTGAATTGATTGTGATGGTCCACCAAAGGTTAATTGTTTTTTTACTTTTTTTGATTGTTCAGCAATTCTTTTAGCCTCTTTGAGTTTTTTTGCCTCCTTTACTAGTTGTCTTGTATCAATAAGATGTAACTCTACTTCTTCATCAATAATACCTGACATGAATAATTTTCTATACCAGATAACAAAAGAACTATTTTATGATGTTATTTACAATATTAATTATTCTAATTCAATTTTAGTAATTCGTATTGCTTCTTCATCATTATCTTCATCATTATCTACATGATAATGTATCAAAAGTTTTTCATTTGTTGTATTGTATGATTCTACTAGAAAAATTGCACTTGTACAAAAAACAGATGATTGTAACTTTGAGAATAAACTAATTATTTTATTAAAATGATTTACGACTTCGTTAAAAGGTGTTGTAGATAATCCAATTAGAAAATCATTATCTGAACTATCTGCTATGATGATTTTCCACATTGGAATTACACTCTTTTTGATCTTGATGCAAAATCATCAATACTATCATACACTTTTGCAGATTTTATTGTACCATTTTTCATTTTTTGTGCAGTTTCAAATATATTTCGCATTTTTTCTTCTTTATTGACTATTTCTTGCATGATATCCATTAGAGAATCTGGGGTTAATTAAAGTGATCATTAATTTTTGACTATTAACAAAAATTGTATCTAATTATGATCTTAGAGTTTTTCTAATCCATTTTGCAGTTTCTATTTTTAGTCTTTTTTGTACTATTTTGGTTCGTGCAGTGATAGTTTTTTCTATATTTCTCTGAGCAGGAAATACTGGAATGTCTACTTTTTTTAGAAATTTCTTATCACCATTAATAATTGGAGTTAGATGTGGTCTTGGTCTGTCTTCAGTTGGTTCTGGTGCATTTATGGTATATGCTTCTCTACCCTCCTCAATCATTACAGATACTGCATGTCCAGAATCAGGATCTATGTAAGTTGATTTTATGCTAAAAAATACTTTATTTCCTGAAATTATTATATTGTTATCCAAAAATGTATTATCAATTACTTTTTGTGAGACATTATTCCCCCTCATTTTATCTTGAATTTTATCTACAATCTCCTCATTGATTATAGTGATTAGTGCAGATATTGTAAAGGGTTCATATTGCATTTGAATTTGGGCCATCTTTGATTCAAGTTCTGCAATATCCTTATCTGTCTTTACGATAATTTTATTTCCCTTGAATGTTAATGCCAATTATTCTGTATCTCTTACAAATGATATAGTTCCAGGTAATATTCGTCCAGATGTATCAATTTCAACATCACCATCTTCATTAATTCGTATAGTTCCAAACTTCTCTATCTCGTATGTAAAGTTTAATCTCATAGTATCTTTTGATTCTGCTGTCTCTTTTGCAACAAAAACACATGACACTTCTACTTGGATAGAATTTCTTTGTTCCTTTTGATAAATATACCAAGAGATTGTTTTTGTATCAGTTGGGGGTGATACAGTATCAACTTCTGATGTAGTTAGTACCATTGTTTGTTGATACTGATGTTGAGATATTTCTGGAGTTAAAAATAATGTTCCATCGTCAGCTATTCTATCCCGATTAGGATAGATAAATTCAGGTGATGATTCCTGTAATGATTTTAGTCTGTACCTGTTTGATCCATCTATTAACTGCAAAAAACTATCATAAACTTGTGCTCGATTATCAAGTAAGCTAGTGTTAAAATCAGTCATTTGTTTTTCACCTTTTGTTTTGTAATGTCTTTAATTATAATTTTAGAATCTTTAATTTCAGTTATTAGATATTCTTTTTTATTATGATAAAATGACATTCCAGTATTTGGTAATTCATCCCATTCTAATTCACATAATTCTTTATCCTTTAAGAAACATGTTACTTTCATAGTCTTTTGTATATTTTGTGACATATAGTATTTATGCTGTCTCCCTATTTACTTGTAGAATTACTGTTCTTATCCCGTCAAATCTCTGAGATTGTCTTTGGTATTCTAATTTTGCAGGATATGAAACATTACCTGATGGATATTTTAGAGTTAGATCAAGGGGTGTATCTGCAATAATTATATCCTCTAAACTCTCAAAAATTGGAGTAGAATATTCATATTCAAAGAATCTAGAACCTACAAATGCACCCTTTGATCTTTTAGAAAATCCCTCATCATTATTAATTTCAGTATTATTTCTACCATCATCACCCGTATCTGAAAGTATAACCAAGTCACCAAATCCAGGAATTGTGATTATAAGACCTAGCACTCCAATAGTCGCAGTTAATGTAAACTCTACAATCTGAATTGGTGCACCTTTTGTTTTAGTATCCCATTTAGATGAATTAATTATTGAACGAGTAAATATTGGATCATTACCAGGGTTTGCAGGATCAGAAAATAATGGATCTGCAGATAATGTACTTCGCATAAGGGATAATAAATTGTAGAGTTTTTTCTCAGCGTTTACTTGTGTATCATCCATATTAGATATTATTACAATTTTATACTCTACTGTAACTTGTGATAAACTAGAAGGTGATGACACACCAAAAGGATATGATGTTTTTTGTAGGGAATCTGAAGTTGTTACATAAGCATAAGGTGGACTGTCTCGTTCTGGAGCGTTAGCTAACATTTGTGCAGGATTACCATATTGGACTGATTGTAGTAACCCGTCTGTTTTAGTTTGTGCAAGAATATTTGGATTAGAATTAATTACATCCACTATTCTCTGAATATTTTTTAAATCATCAACATTAATCATTCAAGGCTCAACCCATATTATTTTTCTCTCACTAGTTCTAAAATTACTTCCATCAATTAATACTCCTGCTCCCTGATACGTCCAATCTCCTATCAAATCAAATATTGAATCCTCAGGTGGAATGTTTCTGTATTGTATGAATTTTTCTGGTGGATTATCTAAATCATCTTCTAGTGTTGCTGCCTTTGTAAATTTTATTCCATCGGGTTTTGTAAACAGTATACTTTGACTAGCAATGTTTGCAGTAGTTACAACTTGATTGGATATACAATTAGTTAATTTAACTTTGAATAATGTTCCTAACTGATCTAATGTAAATATTTCAGCCATTTTATATTTTCAACTCTGCTTCTGATGAATCATTAATACATAAATCTGATTTGGTTTCATCTATTTTACATAATTTTGCTTCTGATGTATCATTGGTGCATAATTTAGATTCCGTACTATCATTAATACATAAATCTGATTGTACATCATCAATGAAACATAATCTAGCACTAGTTATTTTTGTGGATATTAATTGAACTAGTGTTGATATGGAATCTGCAACAGGTACACTCTCAAATAATAATCTTATCTTACCCGTGATTCTATTTACCACATCTGTCACTGGTGTATTCTCTAAAAGATTTCTTTTCTGCTGCACCAGTATAGATATTGCATCAGTAATTGGTATTACTAATTCTATTATAGTTCTAAATAATGATAGTTTTCTGTTCAATGTATCTGATACTGTAACTGATTCTATTAAAGTTCTGAATGATGATAATTGTCTATTAATAATATCTGATACTGAAACGGATTCTAAAAGAGATCGTTTTTGATCTAACTTTGCATTTACTACATCAGTAATTGATATGAGTGGTTCTATTATATTTCTGAATGATGATAATTTTCTATTAAGCACATCACTAACTGGTACATTTTCTATTATACCTCTAAATGATTCTACCTTTCTAGTTATTCCATCTGATATTGGAACTGACTCTACTAGTGATATGTTAAAGTTTTTTTGTCTTGTATCAAATATTCCATTTGGATCAAACATATCTGGCCCATCAAAGATTGCTTCAGCTGACATAATTCTATGTTAATTGATGCTGTAGAATTAATCCACCAGTACCAGTATTTCCTATTTGACCTGTATTACCTCCATTACTTCCAGTTCCTCCAGTTCCTCCAGTTCCTCCATCTACAGATATAGATCCTAAATTAGATAATGAATTGTAAATTAACATTATAAAACCGCCAGATCCTCCATTACCTCCAGTACCTCCTCCTCCTCCACCACCATTGCCACTGCCAGCACCACCATTACCGCCATCACCACCAGCAGCACCTTCCGATTCTATAACACCTAAAGCATTGATAACAATAGAACTTGCAATAATTACAACACTTCTACCATTTTCTCCACTGCCACCTCCACCCCCAGCACCACCTCCAGCATCATTAATACTAGTACCACCATCACCGCCATTACCTCCACTAATTAAACCACCACTACCGCCAGTACCTCCAGCAGTATTAGGACCTACATTACCTCCTCCTCCTCCTCCTCCGCCACCCCCAGCACCACTGCCACCAGGATTAAGATCTACTATATTTGAAATATATTCAATAACAGAATGGATTTTAGATAATTCAGTTACACCCGTACCTCCAGCTCCGCCAGATCCTCCATTACCTCCAGTACCTCCTCCTCCAGCATCACCACCAGTTCCTCCAGTACCTCCAGTACCTCCAGGAATATTGAGATTAATAGAAATACCGCCATCATCGCCATCATCGCCATCATCGCCATCATCACTAATACCACCATTACCACCATTACCACCATCACCACCAGCACTACTGTTACCATTTCCACCAGTCATTGATATGGTACCATTAACGGTGAGAGTTTTTTTAACATAAATTATCAGGGGGGTTACACTGGCATCTAGTATAACTCCTGCATTAATTGTAAGATTGTTGTAAAATTTTGTTGTAGTTAGTGTAGTGTTTGTAGAAAGTATAACATCCCCATCAGACCCATCACCATACATTAAAATATTTTTATCATCACTATCTCCTCCACCTGCCTCATACAGATTTACACCTCTCCTGATGAACTCTTTTGGAACAGTTGGAGATAAAGCAATATTCTCACCTGATAGCGTAACAATGTTATCTACATTTCTTACTGTGATAGTTTCAGATCCTGCAAGTAACCAAATATGATCAAACTCGTTAATGTTATCTATGGCTATAGTATCTAAATTGTCATTACTGGCTCCTTCACCATCCACTATATGCATATCAGTTGTAGGGGTGATACTACCAGAGGATATAGTTAGAATAGTTGGAATGTGACCAAACATTCCTGATTCATCATGTGAATCATTCCATTCGTCTTTAGAAACTTCTTTTGTATTGTCTTGAGGTAAAGTTACAATTTTGTTGTGTTTGTATTTTGTTTTTCGTACCATGATTAATTTCTCTAAATAGAATCTATCCTAAAGCAGTAGTCCAAGTTACAGTTAGTGTATCACCGATTTGCAGATTAACATCAGCATCAAACTCTCTAGCATGAGTCATCTGACCACCTATTGTATTTTGATTAAATAATGCAGCTTTGTGAATTGCAGAAAATATTGCAGTTGCAGTAAATACTTCTTCAAGGGTTGTAACATTAGTTGATACCGTATGAGATATGGTACTAGCCTGAACTCTAGTTAATCCACCAGTAGTTTTTTCACCTACCAGTATAACATCACCTGCCACTGGATTTGTAGCCTCATCAGATAGTGCTATTGCATTTCCACCCTTAGTCCCTGCAGCTATATTCGTGTACACTTGAGCATGGAAAAAATCACGACCAGATGTGCTAAGAAGATTTGCCTTGTATATCTGAATTAGTTCCTCATTTACTCTTCCCTTGTTTTTAATTACAGTAACAAAACCATTCACTCTAGTATTTTCTTTTATTTTTCGTGATTGTTGTAATGTTGATTTTAATTTGTCATTAACTGGTACCTTTTCTATCATTCCTTTTAATTTTCTAAAACTCATTTAATTTCCACCCTCTTTTATTTCTGGTACTGTTTTGATCTTATCTTTACAGTCGCTACAAACATATCCCCTTGGTACTCCATAGGATTCTTTAGATATTTTTTGTTTTGGTTTAATGTGTAGTTTTCTACCACAATTATTGGCACAATTTATGTGCAGATCATATTCATGCTCAAATTCTGCACAGTGCTCCTCCCATGATATAATATCATTAGTTGAAAAATTATGTACTCCACATTGTAAAATATCTGCCATGAATAATTTTTCATATCCTAAAAGAAAAGAAGTATTTTGATTTTATATTTTGAAAAATGTTTTTGGTATCATGAATCATCAGAATGCTTATGCTCTATTCACTTCAAGATTTGCTTGGAACACATCAATGTTAGCTGTATCATCATAATTGATCACTGCTACTTGGATAACCTCGTCTTGAGCTATTTCTATTATTTCAGTTCTAGTTAATGGTAATGTGCTTGTTGTAAATATTCTAGGTGGATTTACTCCAACTATATTACCATCCTTCAATAGTACGATACCAATATTTGCAGCAGGGCCAGTAGATTTACTTATTGTGGCACTATACGTTACAGTGTATCGTCTTGTAGATGGATCTTTTGCAATTAGTCTTCCTTGATTAGGGGTTACAGTGTCGTCTTCAAATCTTTCTAGATTGTTTGCCATCCAATTAGCATCTGTAATAACTTCAGGCATTCCTATTGTACTAATTACAACTTCAATTTCTGGTGATATTTCTAAACCTGCATTACCTGTAAACATTGAATCAGGTTCCATTGGATTATTTTCTGCAAATACTGGAACTGATGTGCTATCAAGGGATGTAACATCTGCTGTGCCACTGTCATTACTGATAAATGCAATTTCTTTGATAACAAAACTATCAACGCCAAATACGGTAGTAATTAGAAATGTCCCGTTATATGATGGATTTGTATATCCACTCATCACAATGAATTGTCCTGCAAGAAATGTATGTGGCAAGTCTGGTGCACATTCTATACCTCCACCTGCTGCTGCAAGAATAAAATTTACATTTTGAAGAGTATTTTTTTGATAAAAATTACCTGCTGATATTTTATTTCCATTAACTGTAAATGATGAACCTGCTGGTGCATTAGGATCAAAGAATACAAAACTATCAATAGACTGTAGAGTTGATGGAAAGTTGTCATTAATTGTAACTGTACATACGACATTAGTAACTACTGAAATAAACGTCACACCAGGAGATGTTGCCTGTCGTAAATTGGAGTTTGTGATGATTAATGAAGTAGGGTTACGGAAACGCCATCCTTCAATCCAATTTACTGCTGCTGCATTATCAAATTTAGTAAATGGAAATTCTGTATCTGCCCCTTTGAATCCTTGAATCCTTGATACTTCTACAAATAATCTTGAAGTACCTTTGAGGTCACAAAACTTTTGCGTTCCATCACCTGTAATGAATATGTCATGGATTAGTAATGCTCGAATATCATCGCCAATATTTGTTCTCTGAAACATTGCACCAGTTCCAGTATAGTTTATTGTTGCCTCAATAGTAGAGCCGAAAATCTCTAAAACAGATCCTAAGCCGATTTTGAATGGTTTGGGTAAATCAAAATCAGTCATGCCAGTTTTATCTATAACTACTGTAATCTTTTCGCCATCAGGAACTTCTAAATTTGCACCCAATACTGATGCTTCTAAATCCTCTTCTCTTTGTGCGAATATCATAAATTCTGGCTTTGGTCTAAATCGTAGTTTTCTTGATACACCATCTACGCTAACATGAGTTCGATAATCTAGTCCAGAGATTATTGTGTCATCTAGTTGAGGGATTGTTTTACCTTGTATGGGGAGTGACATTATGCGTATAGAATAATCTCCCCAGCATCGTCAAGTTCTGCTTCACCTGCTGTTGTTTGAATTGTTTTTGATAGCAAGACTGGTTTCCAATATTGAGCTATTCTACTCTCTATTGATGGTATATCGTTGAATTTATCAATGTCATAAAATATTAATTCTTGGAATTGCATTTTAGAGAATGTGGTAGCACCATCACCAAAATTTCCTATTGCTACTTTCTTGAGATTTGTTGGTGTTGAGAATTGTGTTTTTGCACCTACTTGTATTCCGTCTCGTTTGGCTATCTGTTTGTTAGTACCAGCTGTTTTTGTAAAAGTGTAGAGATGTTGTATTAAATCATTGTATATTGTCAAATCAGATGTCACTCTATTATCAGTAGAATCACCCATATCAGAAAATATATGACCATCATCCCAAGAAGCATGAACTGAGACACGTTCAGGAAAATCATCAGGTGCCATTAGGTTAAAGTTTGTTGGTTTGTCTGTAAGATCAGTTTTTTCCCAGATACCAAATATGAAAATATGATCTACTGGTGTTGATAAGAAATTTGTAGATGAGAGAACTACATCATCAGTTCCATCAAAAAACATGGCGGGTAAAGAGTTTGAGGTTTGTAGTGTACCTGCGATAATAATTTTTGGTAATATATTTATGTTTGATACATCGTCCAAATCCATGTTATGCCCTGATTGGTCATAAATTATAGTAACTATCCCATCTGATGCACCAACGAACAATTCTAGAGAAGCAACATCTAAAGAACCATCAGCTAGAAATCCTATATCTTGTTCTGCACTGTCTGATGTTCTTTGCACTCTAATTGCAGGGCCTTCATATGTTCTTCGTAATTGTACAAGAGAATATGCTGCTGATGCATTTGGAAATAAATCTAAAAGTAACGGTGTAATATTTTCTACATCACCTATAGAATAAAATAAATCAGGATTATTTTCGTTGTTAAATATTGTAGTTATGTAATCTGCACTTCTTATTGTATCAGAAATTTTAACTTCATCAAGTATTCCATTAAGTGCCTGAGCACCTGAAAACCCACCACCAACACTATCTTGATCTTGAGATAATACCAGTGAGCCACCATCAGTTATGCTATACCCAGTCATAAAACCTGTAGATGAATGAGACAATACTCCATCTTTGTAAACTCGTAAAAGCCCATCAGATGACCTCCATTGCACTACTACATGGTGCAATATATTATCAGAAAGTAAAATATTTGTAGTTTTTTCTGCGGGTCCAACATGTATCTTAAGATTTTGTTGATCCTCAATTAGAATTTGGTTTGTTGCTAATGTAACTGCATATGATATCCATGAATCGAAAGTAGATGGACTTTTTATCCAAAATTCTATTGAAAACTCTGTTAGTGGAATACCTGTAAATGGATTTCGTATTGCATAATCATCTACAACTCCAGTATAGTTTTGTCCTACTCCAATCTTTGCTTGTATATCAGTAGAACCAAAATGTGTTAAATCTTGATTATTCCCAGTTGAATCTTTTAGGGTATCATCACTCATTGAATAACGAGCTTTGTAGGAACCATCCCACACTGCTGCTGGATTTTGCTCATCAACTGCTAGTGGATTATCATAGTATAGATAAATAATATCATTACCGTTTAGTTTTGGTTTTTTTGCTCTTGCAATTAATTCTCCAGTTAGTATGTCAAATTTTTCTATTTCATATTCTAGTTGTATTTTATCTACTCCTGCAAATCTTAACTCATTTGGAGAAAATCCAATTAAATTAGAAAATATTGAATTAACTAATAATGGATAATCTGTTTGTTCTGATGGAACCTCAGTAGGATTTACAGTTAGTGCAATTCTTTGATTGTATGCTAGATTGAACCAGTCTGCAGGTGCATCTGATGCTGCTCTAAATTTTTGGTGAACAGATGGAAATAACGAACGTGGAGGATGTACTAAAAATTCAGTATCTAATTCATTAACTGGTGCTATTGTACTTCTCAATTACACCAAATCCAGTTCACAAAATGCCAAAGTAATACCAGCAAGTGCTGAAAAGTTTAGTGAATCACCAAATCTTAATAGAATTTGTCTCTCCAATCCACTACCTGCAGTTAATTGATCTCCATTTAGAAAATTAACCCAAGTAGTTCCACCGTCTTTAGAATAACGAATTATTGATGGTGCACTAGAACTATCTAATGCTAGATGAACTGTAACTAGTTGGCCATATGGTGAAGAAATATCTGGAATATAATCAGAACTCAAAAACTTTTCAGCAGCAGTCTTACCACCAGGTATAGCTGTTGCAATTGGTATTGTAATATTACGATTTCCCATGATATTGTAATCCTGTCCACTTCTTTTTTAGAAGTGTTTAGACAAACCTCCTATTTGCTACAAACTCATCCTCAAAGTCAACTTCTCTAGATACTACTTCTCTACTAGTTCTAACTGGTGCTATTGCCTTCATATCTTCGAGTAAAGAGTCCATCATAGAATTGAATACTTTGATAATTTTTTCATATTCATCATACATGTGATTTATTTGTCGTTTAATCTCTGCTTCACAAAATATTAAAGCTGTATCTTTACATCTAGGAAAAAATTTACTACCCTCAATTGATGCAATATCATCAACTACGCCAACAATTAGTTTTTTTACTTCATTGTTTGATGATTTTACTATAGATAATAAAATATCATCATTTAATGTGCTTGTAAATCCAAAACGCTTTTTTGCATCATCAAGTGTAATAAACTGATTCTCATTAATCTCACTCATTTTCTGTTCTGCCTATCTTTTGTAGAGCGTAACAACAAATCTAGACTTGATGTGTCAGGGTTGTGATCTAGTCTAGAAAATGAGTACAGTTCATCATCAGAAGACAAGTCTCTTTGCGATAGAGTAGTTTTACCTTTAGATATGATTTTTCACCCCTATGGTGTTGGTGCTTTATCTAAGAGGTTTTGTGGTCCTGCGATGTAATTATCCAAGTCCTCTTTAGTAGTTATTTCTGTTCCTGGTACAAATACATCACTGCCAGTACCATCAATTTGCATTTTAAATCCAAATCTGTTTGGATTTGGTATCAAAAATTGAACATAATCCCTCATTACAAAGGCATCAGCGTCTCTGGTGTATTCTCTCCAAAATTCAGTCTCAAATGGACCTTCACCTTTGAGTGCTGCTTGAGAATCAAGTGCATAAACTAATCCTCTTGGGACAGCCCTATCTAGTATGGATGTAGTATCAGGGATTCCATCAGTTGGGATTACACCAGATACTATCACACCGTTATTGGTATTTTTCATACCGCCAACATCATAGTTTGATTGGTATCGTGCATAGTCAATTGGATTCCAAAAGAGTGTTGTAATTTGTGCCTCATTCTCATCGAGGAATCCTTGTAGTAATTCTTGAATTTCTTTTTTAATGTTAAATGCACCGTGTGGGATTGCTGATGTCCCTGTTGCTTCTGGATCATTAATTTGGAATGATGGTGAGCCACCTGTTTGTCCATCTAAAGTGGACAATGCCTTTAATCCTTGACCATTTCTCATTCTTGCAAATGATACCATGGCATCAGTAGAGTTTAACTGCATTAAATTAAAGTCTGCACGTTTGATTGCTTCTGATGGAAGTAAAGTTGCATGCATATTTTTCTTTAGTTTGAATCGTCCTTCACTATATCGTAATTTATCAAAGTCTATTTTGGTTAATGGTACTGACTCTACCTGACCTCTCCTTGTATCTTGTTCTGGAGTTCGTGCGTCTAACTTTGCAACATTAACTGCAGTAAATCCATCTTCAATGTTGAATAGATTTGGACGTTTACCACGAATTTGTCTAATCAATGGAATTACACGTATAGAGTCCACTTCATCATTTCCGATTCCCTCAATTGCTGCATCATATCTTTGCAACTCCATTGCTGCCATGTAGCCCTTTGCGGTATTACCATGTTCTTGAATTGCTGCAACTAGTTCATTTCGTCTAACATAACTTTTCAATCTATCATTAGTCTTTGCTACAAATGATATGGTTAATTCTGTGTGCTCAAAGAGACTTTCAGCACCGCTCTCAACTCTACCTTTGAATGATTTCTTTTTGGCTTTCATTGAACCAAGTTTCTTCATACCAAGTAAGGACATATTATTTCCAAAGTCTAATTCTTCCATATCTGCTCTGCCTTCATACAAAGCACCAGAGAATGGTGAGTAAATTATTTTATCGCCGTGTTTCAATTCTATGCAACTCCTGTATGTACTGTACCGTCGTCATTATCAACTGAAATTGCAGCATCTGTTGCAAACTCTTTGTGTTGATATCTTCCTAAATTCTCATTAAAAGTAGGAGCTGCTCCATTTGCAGTATCTGATACAAAAAAGACTGGAGTATGAGAATCTAATCTTTTAACTCCAACAGTTTTTTGAGGTAAGACACCTGCATCCATTTTGTTAATCCAGTCAGCACCGATATGTATTGCAGAAATTGATGTTTTTCTATTCACTTCAAGTGTACTAGTTAGATTATTTGCAGATTCTGCTGCTTGAAATACTGGTGTTGCTTTAATATCTAAAAATCTATCATCTGCTGTAAAATCACCAGCTACAATAGAACGTAATCCGTCTGTATCAAAAATCATATATTCACCTAGTAAGATGTTAGTATTAGTTTTAACTGGTTGTGGTTTAACATATAGATTATCAATATGAGTAATATTACCTGGTCCACCTGATCCCATTATACAGTCATCTCCGCTAATAGATCTTCTGTGGATTTATCATCAAGATTATTTGATGCTACATGTCCACCGTAATTGTATTTACTTTGAGGTTTAGTTTGTTCTTTTTCAAATTGTAATGATGCTGCGAATGGTTCAATATTTTCCCAGTCTCTTTTTACATCATCAAGTGATGCTTTGAGCATTTTCTCTCGTAATTCAGTTTGAGCTTTCTCATCTAGTGATGCAACAAGTGTTTTTGCTGCTACAAACTTTTCAACTAGTGGTAATTTTTTTGCTACATCAGATGCTATTCTTGCAGACATTTCTTTTTCTTTTTTCTTTTCTTCTTCTGCAGTTAGATTCTTTTTAGTTTCCTCTTCATTTCCTTTTTTACCTTTCTTTGCGTCTTTCTTTTCTTCGTCATTTCCGTCTTTCTTTTCTGTATCTTCATTTCCTTTTTTGGCTTCTTTTTCTTTTTCTTCTGCAGCCTTTTTAGCTTCTGATTTATCTTTCATAAGTTCATCAACTTGTGCAGTTAGTTTTGCAATCTTTTGTTCTCTTTCTTCTTCAGTAGCCAAATTCTTAATCTTTGTATTCTGTATTCCTATATGAGAATTATTTGCTTCTAAATATTTTCTAGCCTTTGAGAATGTATCAACTAGATCTTTCTCTGTTGGTTCATTAATAGTAGATAATATTTCTTCTACCTTATTTCCAAATTCAGATGATTCTAACTCAAAGGTTAGTGCTCCAGTCTTTGAACATTTTTTCACATCAATTAATTTTATTTCTCTTAATGGATTTACCTCATCATCACCTATTCCTGCTTTTAGTTGTGCTAGTTTTACACTACACTCTTCAGGTGAGCCAACACATGTTTGAGTGATTTTAGCGTCCCCCTTTCCAAATGCTGGATCATCAACTAGAGCTCTATGTAAGGCGTGATACCCATGAATAATGTGCATATGAGAGTTATCACCAGTGGAAATAATCTCAACATCAGCCATTGAACGAGGAAAAATTGCAGGAGAATAATATAGTACATCACCAACCTTGATGTTTTTTATGGTTTTAGGGTCTGTAATTTTTGATACTGCCTCAAGTTTTGTACCTTTACCATCTACATCAATTACTTTGATGATTGTTCCCTTTCTAAATGGCTCTTGTAATTTTAAGGATTCCTCTAACGTATCCCCTACTGTATGATCTCGTTTACCGTCTTTGAGAAATTCAATGTCTGGCTTTCCTATAAAATCCTCTCCATTATTGATATTAGCCTGATTAGTTACCATCCAGCCATTGGCATTCATCTTATTGTTAATCAAAAATCCTTTGAGGAAAAATCCTTTTTCTCCCTCAAATTCATCAATTACTGTAAACTTTGATGCAGCAAAATGTATCGGTTTAATCTTACATGACATTTAAAAAAACTAGAATTAAATCAGATTTTAGAATTATATTTACTTTCTATTTTTAGCAGATTCTTCTGCTTGTTTCTTTTTAGCAGTTAGTTCTACTTTCTTTTTTTCAAATCCATTCCTATAATTGGCTTTGAATGTATCTTGTTTAAACACACCAGGTGTACCAGTTTCTTTTGCACCAATTGGTTCAGGAGTAGAAGTTTTTTTATCATCCATTAAATTAATCATAGAACTATTCTTTATTAGAATTATCTTTAGGCTTTGCTGGTTCCTTTGGTTTTACAGGTTCTTTAGGTTTTTTAGGCTTTTTTGGTTCTTCAGGTAATTCTGGCTCTTCAATTTTTTGCTCTTTCTTCTTTGATGGAGTGGTTGTCTTCATCTCTAATGTCTTACCATCTGCATCAGTAAATTTTTGAGTTGGATTAATTGGGTCAGCATCAGGATCTATCTTACTCTCCAGATTTGGAATACCTAACAATTCTCCATTTGCATCTGTTTTGAGTTTGAATAACTGGTTGAGATTAACTACAGAATCCACAATATCTACCCATGACTCTAACTTGTAATCATCAAACTCTGATTCTATGTGAAATTTATCTAAAATTTCAGATTTCCCTTCATAAATAATTCTAAAGTTTGGCATGTAATGTTGTGCTGCAATTTTTGCACCGATATTACTACGGTGTCTCTTCACTACATTCTCAATGAAGAGTCGTAGAATCCCTAATAATGTATCACGGTTAGGATCTTTCTCCTTTGCAACTAGAGCTGTTGGTACTTCATTAATCTTAGCACATGCTTCAGCATGATAATGTGCCATCTCTATCATCTCTCTAATTTTAGGATCAGTATCTACTTGGTGAACATGCACATCATGTTCTGGATCAACAAATGATGCAGCGTTTGGTAATCCAACAGTCATTGTATTAACAAAGGTTTGATTCTGATCTGATTCTGCATTGGTACCTTTCTTGTCTCTTTTGAATGCCACAATACTAAATCCTGCATACCCAACACTTGCGACATTTGGAAAGTCCTTATCTATCAATTTACGAAGGGATCTACCATGTCCAAGCATTCTCTGCATTTTAGAGTAACCATAGTATTTTCCTAAATATATTGGAGAGTCTGCAAGGTGTTCTAAAAATAACATCTCCTCTGCTGGGATTATAGTTGTAGAATAATTTAGTTGAATACCTTTTAGTTTTAGTGTTGGCTGATCAATTTGAACAAATCCCATATCTCGTGGGTGAATCACTTTTAGTACATTAGGGATTTTTGGATATTTTTTCCCTTCCCACTCAAATGTATACTCATCAAAGGATTCTTTGAGTAGCATACATCTGCCATAAATCCAATGATTCCTAATTAGTGATTCAATCTTTGTGTTAAAATCCTCATCAAGGTATGGATCTTTTTGATCAGGATCTGAAAATGATTTATCAATTGCAATTATTGGATCTAACAATGATTCATTCTCATCAATTATTCGGGCTTCTGCCTCGTCTTTTGATTCTTGTTTTCCATTAATTGTTTTTAATGGAATATCGGCATTTCTATTTAATTTTAGTATTGGCCTAATTCCTCTACCCATAGTAAATGCAGTTAGAATATCAATAATACTTCCACAAACTGTAGTCATCCAAATGTTCTGATATAGAATATAATCAAGTGCAGTGTATTGGTTTAGAAAATATCTAGGATATGTACTTGTTTTGTCTTTGATAGATTTGGCAGCAAATGGTCCTTGACTAATAATCTCATTATTCTTATCCACCCGTACATCAATTGGTTGAATATCATATTGTGGAGTGTAATAGTTTAGAAAATTATTATGCTCTGACATGCTTGGCATTTCTGTCCCATCAAATGTTGTGATTGGCGGGTCTGCTGCAGTTCTTCTTATTGGGAATAGTCTGCTAAACCATGACTTTGATGAATCAGTATCATCATTTACTTTTTGTGAAACATAATCCATGTAGATGTCTCGCTCTTCAGGAGTTAATCTATCAAGAAATGTTTTTACTTTGAGGTTTAGTTTCTTTCTTAATCTCTGTATTGCAGATCTTGTAACCTTTTGTTGATTAGTTGAGAGTTGCCGTGCTATCTCATAATCAGACATTTCACCATTTTCAATTAGTTTAGTTGCTTTTTCTACTAGCTCGGTCTGCATGTGAGCTAGTCCGATCTAGCTCGATAAAGGAATTAAACGCAGAGAGTGGGATTTGAACCCACGAATCCGCTACAGATAATGGATTAGAAGTCCACCGCTTTACCTGACTAAGTAACCTCTGCATGAAAATATCTTATAATTTAGGCATAAAAATGCTCTAGGTGTCTGTAGCGATTGTGGACTCACCTAGAGATATGTCCTCAATGAGAACAGTAATAATTTTACAATTAACTGTTAAATAAATGATTATAGACTAGAGCGAGCTAGTATCGAACTAGCTCAGTTAATGATATTGTCGCATCTTTTTCTTTGGATCTTTATCACAGGTACATTCTTTTTCTTTTTTCTTTTCAGGCAATAGATAATCTAAGACAATATTTGTATAAAGTGTTTTATCTTTTCTAATTTCATCCATATTTTTTGCACTTTTATAAAATTTATCCCAATCAGGATATCTACTAGTAATTACTTTAGTTCTTTCAGCCATACCCTTGATAGTATGGATTTTGTGGTCCTTCTATATATCCTGATTCGTGGTGTATCATTCCATCTGTATATGGGTCATTGACAAATTTACGCTCAAGTAGTTTGTAGAGATTAGGGTATTTTTTTCGTAGTCTCCTAACTACTGAATCTTTAGTCTCAGTTAATTTACAATCAGGACAGGTAAGGTCACCATACATATCTGAGTGTGGCTCAAATATATGGCCACAAAAGTAACAATCAATTGACTTTAATTTAATATTCAAATGTTATCTCTTCTCCAACTCCAACATTCCCAAATGGACTTTTGGGTTCTAGTGTTGTAAATGTTGTTGGGCCAGTACTATCATCATAAACATGCTCAGCCTCAAATGCCATTAATGCAGCATGGATAGCATCATCTGGTTTGTTTACTTTGTCAGGTGTGTAATATCTTACGTAATATGTTCCAGTTCTACTTAGTGGGATTAATTGAGTTAGTTCATTTGTGTGTTGATCTACTATCCAATCTAACTTTGATGGATCTTTTGCAGGTAATACAATTTTGTTAATCTGTTTTGTACCATCAATGTGTGGCTTTATCATTCTAGTTCGATATGAATCCATAAGAAATGTCTTATCTCTACTCCATCTATTTTCTTGGGAATACTTTCTTCGCTCATCTAAATCAGGCTCTGGATCATCAGGTCTTCTTAGATAGTTAAACTTCAAACAACTCTCACCATATCTTTTCATTAGTTGTTGCACCTGATATGTTCCACCTCCTGCATCAACTACACTTTGTGAAATTTCATAATCATCTATCCATTCACAAGCTAATTCAAATTGTTCTTCTACATCGCCAGTTTCTAATCTATCTGCATTGATTAGTATGAATTGTGGAAAATCACCTTTTGTCTTTTGAAAAATCCATCGTATAGTTCTAAATCCTCCACCCCAATCTGCTCCAAAAAATAGATCACCTAACTCATAATCAATTTCTGATGGTTTAAGAAATGATCTGTTCTTGTCATATAATTCGTATAGCATTTGTGATGTGAATGGTTTTGTATCACCTGCAACATCACCAGCCTCTACATGACGAATGAAATCATTTTGTGGATAGTTTTCTAGTTTCCATTGGATAGACTTTGATTCAGGTAAACGATATTTCTCACAGTCTGATTTTTTTAATGGTATCCATGGTGCTTGATATTGGTTTGAGAAATAACCGTGTCTTGATTGGTTTTCTTGTTTTAATTGCTTCCAGTACCCAGCTAGTACATCCTCCATGTATGAATCCCAAATTAATCCTTCTTGATTATATTCTAGTTTGTTACGCCAGTACTCATCAGAGTATATCCAATGTCTTTGATCTGTGGAATACCACCACTTTGTATATTCAGTATCAACATAACCACCAATACCTGCAATTTTGAACTTTCCATTGGTGAAGGATTGTGATTCTCCTGCAGTAACCCATGCATCAAGATCTAAATTCTGTCCTTCATCAAAAATTAATTCATCAACTGATTTTCCCTCAACGTGTTTGAAATTATTAACTCCAGTTACCAAGTTTGCAGAAGAGTTATTCAATGTTCGTAGAGAAGATATTGATCCTAATGTAGAACCATCTACATACAATCGTGCAATCTCTGATTCACTCCATAAAGATCTGAACTTATCTTGTGAGAATGCCTTTAATGCTTCATCCTCAAATGTACAAAACGTTGTTTTTTGATTTGGTTTAGTTGTCATTACATGAGCCATACATGTTGCAAGATATGCTGATTTTGTCATTTGTCTTGCAAACTTTATCATGATCCAACCCCAATCATCCTCGTGTAATCTTTGTAACATTGGCATGAATGCTACAATATTTTTAATTCCATCAATTGTCGGTCTTACTTTTAGTGACCACTCTAATCTACTTGTAGGTACATTAGGTAACTCGACTTGTTGTGATGCTTGTTCTTTTTGTATTTTTACATTAAAACGTTTTTCAATTACCTGTAAGTTTCTATTCCTTTGAAGAATGTCTGATTCAAGTTCAGGGTAGATTGATTTTTTCTTCATCAACAAGTTTTTTCTTTACTCCCTCTATGATTTGTTTTGTGGCTTCTCTATACGCTGAGATATATGGAATCATAGTGTCTACAATTTTAACAAGTATCATAGCTTTTTTAAAAAAATTAGATTCCTTTTCATAATTTTCATACATTAGTTTTTTGATATGACTCAACTCATCACAAATTGCAATATGGTCCTCAAGAAAACTCTTTGCAATTTCAAATGCTCTCTTTCTAGTTTCTGCAGATATGTGACCTAGAGTATGATAATATGTCCTACGTGAAATATCAAATCCTTTATCTT